GGCCGCGGTCGTACTCGTCTTCACCGGTACTGACGAGGTCGAGCATATACTCGAACTGCCACTCACCCGCGTGAGGGTCGTACCCCTGCGGGTTGCCGAGTTCACCGTTCTTGATGATGCATTCCATGCCGCCGCTTGGGGTAAGCGGGCTGAGGATTTCGACTGGGCCTTCGTGGTCGATGAGTTGCTGGAAGGCCGCGACCTCGTATTCGAGGAGGACGCCTTTCACGTGGAACTCGCGGTTCTTGATGGTCTTGATGGACACTGACTCGCCAGCGCACTGGCGGCCGTTACGTGCGAGTTCCTTCTCTTTGGTCTGGGTAAATCGGTCGGGGTAGTAGTCGGGGACGAACGTGAGGGTGGACGTGCCAGTGACGACCGAGTCCGCACGCTGCGTGCTGACCCCGTCATCAATGGTTGCGGCGGCAGCAGCCCGAATCTCGAAACCAGGCTTCTGGTTCGGACTCTCGGGGAACTCCGCCTCGTACATCCCACCAGGGCCGCCCTGGATGGGCTGATAGCCACCGTAGGCTGTTGGTCCTTGAATCATGTTACGTCACCTCACCCCCCGTTGACACCCGCGTCTGGCGGTGCCATGGCCGTTCCTTCTGTGTTGACCTGGTCGATGGTCGAGCGGATGCGCTGTTCGCTCGCGGTGTCCATCTGGCCCTCGTTCTGGATGGTGTACTGGCGGTTGTCGTTGTAGACGACCTGCTGGCCGCCGCGGTAGCCACTACGGCCGCCATCACTCGGTCCAGCCCCGCCGCCAACGCCTGGCGGCTGTGCGCCCTGCATGATGCTGCTCAGGGCGATTCCGCCGCCGACCAGGAGCGCACCAACCCCGGTCATAACGAGCGCCTTCTGGACAGCACTGAGCGCCGTCCAGGCTGACCAGGCTGACGCCGCAATGCTCTGGAGCGACCCCACGGCGGTGCTGGCGAACGCTGCAATCGCTTGCGACCCGCCGATGCCGAGAATCTGCATCGCCAGTTGGAGCTTTGCCATCGAAAGGATGACTTTCGTCGCTGCCAGTGCAACGGCGCCCATCGCCCCAACGACGAACAGCAGCGCGGCCACGAACTGGTTGTTCAGCAGCGCACTGAGAGCCGCCAGCACCGAGAAGACGGGACGAAGAATGGCAGCAAGCCGTCCTATCCCCATCGAGAGGTTGTAGAGAACCGTCAGGACATCTATGATGACCCCGCCGAGGTCAATCAGGACTTCCTGGTTCTTGTAGGCGGTCTGAATCAGCCACTCGAAGGCGTCTAACAGGCCGCTACCGAGGAGGCCACCGAAGCGGGTCCCGAGTTGGCTGATGATGCCTTCGTTTCGCGTGAGGATGTCGAAGAACTCGGCAGCACCACCAGAGAGTGCCCTGAACAACTCGAAGATGGTCCCCTCGTAGGCTATCAGCCCTTCCATGGCGTCAGCCACGTCGAGTAGCTGACCGGGCAGCCAGTCGAACAGTTCGGACTGGATGGGGGCGAACAACTGCATCGGCCCCTGGAACGTCTCGAACAGGTCCGACTTCAGGTCACGCAGTTCGAGCTTCGCCTGGCGGAAGGACTCGCCCATCTGGTCGGCGTGGCCCAGGAGGCCCATGCCGATGATGGCACCAGCCGCGGCCGCAAGGCCGAGCATGGCCGACGCGACACCGGCAACCTGGACGCCCACTGCGATGAGCAGCGGGAGGAACATCGCCAGCAGTTGCCACCAGCGGCGCATCGACGGCTTCAGGCGTTTCAGTACGCCACCGAACCGCCGAAGACTGTCAGTCGCAGAATCGAGGATAGAATCGGCGCCTTTGAACCGGCGTGTGTTCTTCAACACGTCACCGATACTGGAGGCAGTCTGACGCGTCATCCCCGCCACTTTCCGCATATCGGTGTCGGGGATGGCATCGCCCTTCTGCTCCATCCGCATCTTGACGCTCCCAGACCCGGTGAACATCTGGTCGGAGAGGTCACGGGCGTTCGGCGCGTCGAAGAACCGGCCGTTGTCGCCGAGCAGAAGGTCGTGAGTGTCGCGGTTAGCGAACAGCAGCCCCTGGTTCGGGAAGGGGTTGCGGCCGCTCCGGTCGATGAACTCGGAGATTTCAGCGTTCATCTCCTCGATGCTCATGTCACGGAGAGCATCCCGAGAGATGGCACCGCTGGAAAGACCGAACCGGCTCTCGATACGGCGGGCGACCTTCCGGGCGTTGAAGTCGGTAGTGCCGCCGTCAGGTGCGGCCTTTTTCAGCCCTTCCGTTCGGATGTTGAACGTCTGAGGGGGGTCGTTCTCGCCGCCCGTGGCGCCTGTAGTTCCGTCGGGCATCTCCACCCCGATTTGGGCAGTATCCAGTTCGGACAGCGTCTCCGAGAGGTCAGCTTCCAGCCCATCGAGTTCCATCCGCAGGTCCTCGACCTTCGTCGTGAAGTTGTCGAGCGAGTCCGCGATGTCATCGAGGTCGTCATCGAAGCCGAGTTCAACGTCCAGCGAGTCTTCCAGCGACCGGATTTCCTGCCGGAGAGATTCGACCTTTCTACGAGCGTTGGTAGCCCGGAGGTCGATGTCGATGTTAACGCCCATGTGTTGTTACTCGTCTGTTAGGTCGTCCGGGTCCCGGTCGTGAACCGGGTGGTCGGGGTTCTCGCTTCTGTTCACGTACCGCACTGTCTCCTGCTGGCCGAGGTCGGAAGTGCCACCGCCGCCAGGGTTCTTCCCCACGCCGTTCGAGCGCGGGTTCGTGGGCCGAGAGGGGCCGGGGCTGCCGCCACCCGGTCCCTGTTGTTGCATCTCCTCGCGCTTGCGCTCTTGCTGCTCGTGTTCTTTCCGCGAGGCGGCGTCGAGGACCTGTCGCTGGAACGGTGTGACCTCCCCCATGTGGGTGACGCCGGGGAGGTCGGTGAACCCGTTCGAGTAGTTCTCGATTTGGGCTTTGAAGCTACTCGCTGCCCCCGTCTCGGCGAAAGGCTTCGGCCGTCTCCGCGTCGCTGGAGATTTCCAGGACGCGCTCGGCGATTTCGAGCGACTTGCCGCCCTGGAGCATGGAGACGATTTCGGTCACCCCCTCCTCGTCCTCACCCTCGGCGATACCCTGGGTGTTGTCGATACCCTTCGCGGCCGCTTCCTGCATGATGTCCACGAAGTCCTCATCGAACTGCGAGGGGTCGATGGAGTCGTCGTCGGTCTTGCCTTCTTCCAGCTTTTCCTGGGCTTCCTCGGGGTCGAGGTCCAGGCGGTCTTCGAGGAAGGCGGCGATGGGCAGGAACTCCTCGTCGGTGAGGGGGCGCAGGTAGAGCGTCCCCTCCATGTCGTAGTACGAGAAGTCCATCTCGTCGCGGTAGCCGTGGCCTTTGACGGCCATCTCGCGGAGCCGGCTGATGTTCACGTCCTGTTCGTCGGTGCTGTCGCTCTCGGTGTCGGAGTTCTCGGTCGTCATCGGTGTCGGAGGTTCGGAGGAAAGAGTACGGAAACGAAACTGGGAAGGTCAGTTAGCGAACGTTACGCCGCGGGGTTGGAGTCGCCCTTGTCCATCGCCACGAAGTCGAACGCGGTTTCGGTCGTCTCCTCGGACCGAACCTCGTAAGACTCGGAGGTGACGAGGACATGCTTGTAGACCTCGTACTCCTCGGAGAAGTCGTGGTTGATGGTGATGGACACGGGCTTGGGCACATCGTCGCCATCGTAGAGGAGGTCGTCCAGGTGGACGGTGGTGTCCGCGTCGATGGTCTTGGTGAGCTTCGACCCCTTGAACATCATCGTCCCGGAATAGGAGATGGACGTGATGGAGTACCCGTTCGATTTGAGGGTGTTCTCCCGAATCTCGTTGACCTCCACGTCCTTCGTGGTGTCCAGCCGGGAGATGGGTACCTCCATCATCTTGGCGTCTCCACCGTCACCGGCCTGGCCGGCGCCCGTGGACACCTGAAGGGTAATGTCGGCTGCGGATTCGATACGGTCGATGCCGCCGTCAACAGTCTTAGCCATGAGTTAAATCACCGTGAGTTGAGTGTTTACGCCACGTCACCGACCGTGATGCTGTTCTCGATGAACCGCAGCGGCTCGGCCGTCTCGATGGCGATGTCCAGCGTCGCCGTGGTGGCGTCGCCCTTGCTCACCTCGACGTTGTAGTCGAGGATGACGTTGGACTGCTGGACGGCGTCCAACTGGTCGCTGATGAGCGATTCCAGGGTGTTCCGCACTGCCGGCCGATTGAGCCGACCGATGAACGGCTGCTCGTTGGCGCGGGCCGTGACGATGATGTAGTCCAGCACCAGCCGCTCGAAGCCGTAGTCGATGTTGAACTCCTGGCTGTTGTCCTGCGTGACCGTCGTCGGGTCGTCCATGATGCGTGGCCCGCCAACCTCGTCCTTCAGCGGAACCACGTTCTTGTCGATGAGCGTGCCACGCTTGGCGCGGGTGAGGTCGTCGGCCTGGTGGCTCATCATGCGCTTGTTCGACTCCAGGGACTGGCGGACCGGCGTGGTGCGGAGGCCGAGGGCTGCCCGCTTGCCGGCATACGCCGCGATGAGGCTGGAGCCGTCCGCGAACCGCGTGCCGTAGACGACCTGGGTTCGAGAGTCGTCGTAGGAGTTCGTGAAGTTCGCGGGGTCGATGTTGATGCCGGCGGCACCAGTGAGGACTGCGAGTTCGTACTCGTCGTCCATGTTGCCGACCGTCGTCTGTGCGTCATCGACCACCGCGCTGTTCTCGCTGATGGGCGCAAAGAAGTCGATGTACTGCCCGGCGTTGTCCGCCATCGCGGTGTGGGCCGCCGGGTAGTCGAACCAGTCGTAGGTGACCGTGTCGTTGGTGTCGTCGGCGTCACTGGGGACCGCCGGAAGCTCTACGACGCCCGTGACGGGGTTGTAGTAACACTCGCCGTCGCCGGGCGCATACGCCGAGGCGTCGTCGTAGACCTTGTACGTCGAGAGGTCGGTGCCGTCCAGCGTGACGGTGACGCTGTCGGGGTCCTCGCGGAGCGGCGCGTTCGCTAACGTGACCGTCGTCTCTGACACCGCGGAGATGTCCTCCGTGGTGGTGGTGGCTGCCGACGCGACCGCGTAGACCGGAAACGCCCCCTCGTTGAGCGCGTCGATGCACGCTTGGGTGAGCAGGCTGGAGCTTTCGTCGCCGAACCACTCCCGCGCTTTGCGGACGGATTCGACCACGTACACTGTATTGGCGTCAGCCGACCCCTGCGTGGCACTGCCGCCGAGGTTCGCCTGACCAACGATACCCAGGTCACTGGGGGCCTCACCCGCGGTCGGCTGACCGAGCGCGGACGTGACCTCAGTGACGATGCCGGGTTCTTGGTAGTCGCCGTACTGAGTCATAGTATGGTGTGAACTGCGAGAACTCGAAGGTGGCTACGCGCCTGGTTACTGGACCGAGCCGGTGTGGAACTCGTTCCCTTCGAGACTGAACGAGTTCTGAATCTCCGTGATGGGGTCCCACTGGTCGCCGTCCGACGGCTCCTTGCGGAGTTCGTGGAAGGATTCGAGCAACGCGCCGACGTGTTCCTCGGCCTCTTTCGGCTCCCCGAAGTGATACGTCGGGTCACCCGAGTTCACCGGCCGGAACCACTTCACGTGCTGGTGGAGGTCCGTCGGACAGACCTGGAGGTCGCGGAACGCCTGGTTTTTCAGCGCGTCGCTGAGTTGGCTCGCCTCGACCTCGTCATCGGAGCGAACAGCGAACTCCAACCGGGCCTCGTAGTGGAACCGGAACACCTTCTGCATCTCCGGACTGCCATCACCGTCGAGGTCTTTGTACCGGTGTTGGGCCTCCTGAGTGTTGTGAAACACCAGGTCCTCTATCCCCCAGTCGTCCAGAATGACGACCGGCACCGGAC